AATCAATATTATTAAATTCTTCGTTATTGTCAAGATTATTATTACCTGTATTAACATTATTGGTACTTTTCTTAGTTTCGAACATATCAGAATAATCTTTTTTCAAAGTTTCTAATTGAGAATCAAAACCTAATATATTTTCATTTTCAATAGTGATTTTATCCATATCAAATTCTTTCATTAAAAGTCTTGTATGTCTTGCTCCTGATTCTCTCAATTTTTGATCTACCAAATATCTTTTTGAAGTATTTAAGATTTCTTTATTTTTTGCTTCAATTTCACTAGAATATTTTTCATTTAAAGCTTCATATTTTTCTTTATATTCTTCGTTTCCTTCAAGCATATTTTTAGTTTCGTCAACTTGATTTTGTAATGTTTTATTTTTTTCTGATTCTGCCTTATATTTATCATTGACTTCATTAAATCTTGCTTTCGATATTACATTTTTTTCGTCTATTGATTCTTCGACTTTAATATCATTTTTGTAATTTTCGTCCACTTTTAACTTTTCTAAGATTTTATCGTCAACTTTTATATATTTTGCCATTTTTATTCCTCCAATTTTTCCGAGTTTTTTCTCGAATTTTATTTCGCCTTTTTCCATGGGCTAACATGGTTTTTATAATAGTAATTATAACATATAAAAAAACAACTGTATATTTAATAGGATTTACAGTCGTTTTTTTAATAATTTTATTTATTATTTATTTATTTTGGCTAAACAATGGGGACACTTTTTAATATCAGGAACTTTTATTATTGCCGCCGGTAATAATAACCAGCCCAAACCACACGTAAAAAATCCACAAATAATTAAAACCCACATGTTTTTAATTCTTGACGGGGATTTTTCTATTAATGGATAATCAAAAGGTTTGCCGCAATGTTCGCAATTATATAACATTCTTAGCTTCCTCCTCTATTTTATTTATATCAATTCTTAAATGAGTAATATTTCTTGGTTTATTCTGATCTAGTTTTAAGCAAACTAAATTTATCTTTTGCCCATTTTTAGCATATATTTTATTTAATGCTTTTATAGCTGGGTTAAATACTTTTTGTTTTATATTTTTCATTTGATAACTATCAGGAATATCAAAAAAATTTCTTATATCTTCTAAGGTTCTTTTTCTCATAAAATTTGTTTTATTCTTTTTAACACAATCATATAAACATAAATATTCATATAATCTTATTTGATACTTAGAGGATAACTGTAAATAAATACTGATATCTATTTCGGACCATTTATTTTTTAAGGATAAAATATAATCTTTTATTTCATAATTTAAAAAAAATTCGATTTCTTTTGTTTCCATATAAACATTTAAAAGTCTACCAATTGGAATAATTTTTTTTATTTGATTATTTTCTATCCATTGTATAGAACCACTAAAATTTATAAAATGATTTTCTATTTCTCTAAATGATATATTTTTTTTATTTCCAAATAAACTTTTTAATTCTCCCAAATTCAAAATAGTTGAATTTTCCATTACACTGTCTAAAACTTCATATATTTTATTTTCGTCAAAAGTTCCTTCATAATTATAAACTTGATTATTAAGTAGTTCTTTTTTCTTTTTATATATTAAAAGCATAATTAATTTTTGAGTATATATATTCAAATCATATTTAGTCTTTTGCAATAAATTATTGCTGATTTTTATTTTAAACTCTTTATTACTCATGTTTTAACCTCCATTTTTTTAATATACACATTATATCATATTGGCAACTAATTTCAATAATAGTTTCTTATTATTCTCCCTTTTTGGTTACCTTAACTCCCTTTTTGGTTACTTTAACTCCCTTTTTGGTTACTTTAACTCCCTTTTTGGTTACTTGTTTTTTGAGCAATCAAGCAATACGACTAAATTTAAACTGTCTCGTCAATAGTCTTTAAAGAGTTTATAAAGAGTATATAAAAAGGACCATTTAGCAATGATCTTTTTTTCTTTTTTGGGTTTAAAAAAATAACTGTATAAAACCAAGTATATTATTGAGGTAGAATTATTAACTTAGAGGAAGCTGAGAATAAATACAGTTAAAAAAATAAAACCCCCGAAATCGAGGGAATTAAATTCTAAGCTTCCTTATTCTTGATTAGTTAAATCGTCGGTACCCATATTGGATTCTTTAGTTAGATTATTTTTAATAATGTCTTGCTGTCTTTTGAAATTATCTTCTTTTTCTGCTTTAATTCTTGCCATGACTTTTTTAACGTCAGTTACCCAAGGGTGATTTTCAAGAATAGTTTCTAAATCTAATAAGTCCATAGATTTAATACAGTTGTCAATTACTTCACCCTCATTAAATATCATTGATCTATTAAATGTAATACCTGGGTCAATATTTGATCTATAAAATAAATTCAAACAATTAATAAACTTTTCATAAAATAATTTTAATTGTTTTTCGGTACCATTTGCTTTCATATCCAAAGCACTATAACGTGATTTAATAACAACATTTGTAACGTTAGATTCACCGGCTAATCTATCAGGGTCCAAACCTTGACCAATCTTAAATATATTTTCTTTGAGCATTTCTAATATTAGCTTCCTCGCTTCGACAGGTATCTCAATTTTCATAAATTCTATATCGCCATTTTCATTAGGGATAGATACCATTTTATGTTTAGCCATATTTTTATTTATGAGTTTCATTTCTTCAGAGTCAGCAGCAAAACCTTTTAATTTAGTAATTGCTTCCTGGAATTTATCAATATTATCAACTAAACCGGTTGAAATAGAATTATAAAAATCAAGTAATTCTTGAATACCACCTTCTAAATCTGATACTTTATCCCTGTTATTAAACAAAGGAATGAAAGGAATAAAAGGTAGGTTTTTTCCTTCTGTATCTTCAACTTTACCTTGATAAATTGTTTCCTGCTCCCAGTGATATTTTAATTCTGTTTTTATTATAGAGTCCTTTTCTAAATATTCTATTTTTACACCGTCTAAAGTCCAGGTTTCAATTGTAATACTTTTGTCATTATCAGGTGTTTTATAATATCTAATTATTGCTTCGATATTTTTATTATATTTATCATATATCGGGATTATTTCGCTATCATGAATAAAAATCCAATCTAATTTATTGTTCTCAACATATAAAAATAACCAGGTTCTAGAATCAAGACTTGCATTTAATAATCCTTCTTCTAACATATCAACTATTTTTACAACTGTAATAATATCATTAGTTTTTATCTCCGGTTCTTTTGCTAAAAGATAATTAATTTTTTGATTAATTAATAATCTAAAATAATTTGTATATAACATTTTATCAACTTTGGTCGTATAAATTTGTCCGTTATAAAAACTAGTAATTTCATTGTTATGATTTTGAGGATTATATTTATAATATTTTCTACCTGTATATCTATATTGCTTTTTATCTTGATCTTTTTTGATCAAGTCTTTAATACTCATTCAGTACCACCTCTTAATTCAATTATAGTCATAATACAGTAATTAGCCAAATCTTTTAATGTATCTTCTATGGTTTCGTCTGATTGATTATCCAATTTTTTATTAGTCGATAATGATTTAAATCTTTTCATTTTGTCGTCTAATCTTATCCTTGTATTTAAAAGACCATATTCTTTAAAACTATCTCCAAACGAATCATTATATCTTTCATTTTTTATTTCATATATTGCATTTAATTCCTCACATATTTTTTTATGTATATTTACTTTATCCATAATTTAACAACCTCCTAATTTATTTTATCTTTGCCAATATAAATATCAAATTCTTTCTTAGCTTCCTTCTTAGCTTCATGATTCAAAATTGAAATATCAATATTTTTCATTTCTTCATTTGTTAAAATTAAAATATTAATTTCTTCTTTTCTTCTTTTAATTATTTCAAATATTATTTTTATTATTGTAATTAACATTTTCCTCTCTCCCCTATCTCGAAATATCCCCCCTTTTTATCATTTTTTGAATAAATAATAGGGTAGGGGGGACCATATTTATAAATTATATGTTTGGATTTCATTTTTATTAACTGTAATTGATTCTTTATTATCGATACTATATTATTAGCTTCCTTTCTATAATCTTAATACACCAAATTTTAATTTATGATTTAATATGTATGGTTCCAGTGCATATCTAACACTAGCACAACCGTCCGGCTCGTGCATTTCATGAAAATCATGTATTATGTTTCCCTCTTTATCTTTCTTAAACTCGTAAGATTCAAAATCATTAGCAATATTTGGGGTTCTTTTTTTATCTATTATTATCCTGGCTCTACTTCTTAACCACATTATCCCATGTGTTAAACTGTCAGGACCTTTTTTACATTTTCCTATATTTAGACCTAGCATATTTAATTCAGATATTAAATTTTTATTTGCACTGTCACCAATAATATAACTATTTCCACATTTATTATAAACTGAGGAAGCTAAGAGATTGTTTGAAGCTCCATATAAATAAACTTCCTCAACTATATAAATCCAATCTTTTTCTTTATTGTAATATACACCAGAATAACAGCTGGCATGAGTAGCACCAAAGTCAAAACCTCTATTTAATTTAATACAGTCTTTTAATTCTTCCTTTGTTATAGTTCTGTATTCAACAAGTCCCTCAGGATTATCAATTGTTAATGGAGGATATATTTCTATTCCTTCGCCGATTTCTTCACCCATATACATATGTTTATAGCCACGAGGATTATTTTCTTTCATGTTCTTAGCTTCATTTATAAATACAGTCCCTAACCATTCAGGATTATATTTTTCAACTTCTAAATATGTACTATGGTGTACAAATCTATTTTTTATTTTTTTCTTAGCTTCCTTGTTAACCCAATTATTTTTACTAGCTGGTGGATTATACATATAAAAAACTATTGCTTCGTCGGTTCCTCTAAATAATGACTGATTAATACTGTGTACTTCTTTCATACCGTTAAATTCGCATAGTTCTTCAAATAAAGTATATTTGCAATAGCCTTTTTTAAATTTAATTGACTTTATTTTCTTATGGTCTTCCTGGTTTGCACAACCACGAAAAAGGATTGTATTTTCTCCACACCATATCTTTAAAGGTGATTTTGTTGTATGCCATAAATTACCAACCTGTAATAAATCAATAGCCCATAAGAGCATTGAATAAATTGAATCCTGGATTGTATTATGTACTTTTCTAAGAGCCACAGCATGTGTAATTCTACCTTCCTTATAATCTTTAGTCATTAAATAAATAGTCATTATACAAGCAAAAGCAGACTTTAGAGAACCACGTCCACCTTTCATTAAATAGTGCATATATCTATCATTTTTTATATGGTTATACATTTCATAATAATCATGACCAATGCAGTTAGTTAATTTTACTTTAGTTTTGTTTTTTTTCTTTACTGTTTTTACTGCAATCATTAGAATTCACCTCCGGAATATCGTCAATAAATTCAATATCTGGGGGATTATCTTCATAATTATTATTTTTCTTCAAAATATCCAATTTAGCTTCCTCGATCTTACGTTTCCATTCTTCGGTAAACATATCGAAGTGCTTGACCAGATAATCAATCGCCCATTTAGTATCTTTTAATTTAATTTTTATTCCGTCTTTTCCCTGACTAATTTCTTGAACTAAAGAAGTATCAACAAATTTACTATCTTTTAATTCAACATAACTTTTAATTTGAGTCAAAAATTCTTTTGTTTCCGGGTCTTTTATTGGTCCAAATTCTCCAATAACATATTCTTCTTTTGACCCCCATTCGACAAAATCGCCCAAATCAGAAAAGGCAATTTTTATTATTTGATTTAAAATGTCATTTGAATTAACAAATAATTTTTTATTTTTTTCTTTTTTCAACCTTTCAATTTCTTTCTTTACACTAGCATTTACCAGTAGTCTACTTCCATTAACATTAGCAGTCATATACTCGACTTGATAAGCTTTTATATATGCCTGAGTAGCATTAAAATTTTTTATATAAAATTGGCAAAATAATTTTTGTTTTTCAGTTAGTTTATTGTCTTTTTTTGTCATGTCAATACCTCCTTTACCTAAATTATATCATAAAATCAAGAATAAGAGCTTACGCCCTTACTCTCAACTTATTGCAATCAAACTTTTGATAAATTCCTTCCAAATCTTCCCATTTAACAACAATATTTCTAGTTGTATAAATTACATTTAAATAAGTATCTTTTACAGGTTTTGTTTTTTCCCAATTAAACTTATAAAATTTATCTTGAAGTTTTTTAAATTTAATTGCATATACGATATTTGTTGATTCAATCCAATAAATAATATAATCTGATTTCGTATAATGTATCCAACCTAACTTATTTTTCTCAACATTTTTAACAGTCTCGATTAAAAAATCGCCATAATCAATCCGTCTTTTCTTTTCGTCAACTGTATATCTTTTCCCGTCTCTCCATATAATTTTATCAATTCCTTTATTTTGCAATTGTTGATTTGTTATAGTTTCTATTTTATTAAATCCTCTACTTCTATAAAATTCATTTAACAATTCGTCTTTGTGTGAATACTCCAAATCTTTATAAAAACTCATATATATCAACCTTTCATAATTTCATAATAATGATAATAAAATAATTTTAAAATCCAAAGTCCCATATTATATCTGTTAATAAAAAATAACTGTATATTATATCGTTTCAATAATAAGATTAAATTTGCTGTATAGCTGTTTACATTAAATCCAGTCCCATATGTACCAGATATTAAATTATCAATATTATCATTTTCAACTAATAAATATTTTTCGCAATTATTAATTTTATCAAATTCATTATAAAATCTATCTCTATGACTTTTACCAGGTTTTAAATTTCCTGATAATTCATTTAGTGAATTTTTCCTTTCAATATAAATTTTATAAGGAAAAGTCCATAAACTAAATGTATAATCCCCAGCATTTAAATGTAATCTTTTAAAATTTATATCATTTTTATTAAAATAATCTGTTATATGATAATTACGTTTTTCTTGAGTATCAATTATAACGTAGATTTCTTTTATAAATTCTTCAAAAGTTAAGATATCATTTTTCATTATTTATTTCCTTTCTTGCCCTTGATTGTAATTCTAACTGTATAATTCTCATGATTTTATATAGTTGTTCATTATCATACATATTTATAAATTCATGCATAAATTGCCTACTAAATTTAAAGCTGTCAATTCTATTAATAATATTTTCCTGAACTTTTTTTAAATTTTTTTCTATGGTTGCGTTTTTCATATCTTTGATTTCATATAAAAAAGCTAATTTTATTATATTTTCCATTAAAAACACCTCCAAAGGTGGGAATTTCACCCACCAAATTATTTTTAATCCATATATTCCAAAGCATGTATAATAGCGTCGTCATGCTTAAATTCTTCATTTCTTTCTTTTCTTTCAGTTATAAATCCCATAAATAAAGATTTATATTTGTTAACCTCAAATTTATAAATACTTTTCCCATTATTATAAAAGTTTTTACCAACTTGAATTGCAAAATCAACTGCAGAATAATTTACATTTTTTGATTTATATTTTAATGGTTCTCCTTTATATTTTCTTTTCTTATTTCCTCTACTCATTATTTTTCATTCTCCTTTCATTTTTTAAGCTTTTAATTTCATTTTCTAACTGTATTATCATTTTTCTTTGATTTTCGGTTAATTCCATATATTCAATTCTTTCGCCTAATAATATTCTGTTATTTTTTCTTAATGAATCATTGTTGCCACTTAATATTTTATTAGTAATTTCTAATGTATCGTTGGTACTTCTGAAAGCCTGATTACTTTTTCTTAATACTTCAATGTTAAAATTATCATAATCTAATTCTAGTAATTGTTTTACAGTTTCAATAAATATATCGTCCTTCATTTGTTGAAATATATGTAAATCTTCAAAATTTACCAAACAGCTATGAAGTTTTTTTGATATATCTGTAATTGGTGCATATTGCCAACCGTATAAAACTTTTGCTTCCACCCAAGCTGAATGCATTTCTTTAGCTGTTATTTCAGGATTATTAAAAACCGCTTCAACTGTTTTCAATACTTGAGTTTTTCGCTCCTCTTTTAAATTACTCCAGGTTTCAATATCTGATTCATTGTTATATTTTCTTACTATTTGTAATATATTAAATGCCACTTTCCCAATAAATTCTTTTTTATTCATAATTTTTAATTCTCCTTTTATTATTTTTATGCCTTACACATAATTTCTAAAACTTTTACATAGCATTTCGTTTCTATCGGCACACCAGGTAATGTAGATTCATAAAAAAATTTAATTGAATCCTCATATATAATAATAGTGTCTACTTTCTTGCCTATTAATTTACATAAATTTTCTAATTTACAACTTTCTTTTTGATCTATATTTAATCTAACTCTTGGATTTTCTTTAAAATGGAATATAATTCTGGGACAATTTATAAAATCTTCCTCAGACGTTAAACATATTACTATTCCTGTACAAATATTATTAATTAGAATTGTTTCCATAAAAGGCCTCCTATTGGTTTAATTTATTATTTATATTTTTAAAAACTGTATAATGAACCTTTAAGTTAAATTCTGCATTTTCTACAGTTCCTAAGTAAACAAAAACATGATTTATTCTGTTTGTTCCTTTATATTCAAAATCGCTTTTTGTTTTTAAAAACTCTATAAATTTATATGGATAATAAGATTTTGCTATTCTTACATTTGTTTTATCTCTTCCAGGTCCTAATCTAAAAGTTATTTTTGCCATTATTTAATATCCTCCTTCCGGGGGAATTATCCCCCAATTTATTTATACTTTGCTTTTATTTTCAACATTTTACTTATCCCTTTTTGGCACTATTTTATCAATCTTTATAATTTCAATATGGTTATCGGCTTTTGGCTTTATTGCAATATTACAATAGTTTGCTCTAATGTCAACACTATTTGCGTCTAATACTAAAAATAATTCTGTGCCGTCTTCCATTAGCAATCTTACAGGTGTATCTTTTGTTAATGGTATTTTGTGACTATCAAAGTTACTCATTTTTTTATCCTCCAAAGTATTAATTAAATTTTCGAAATATTCGTCATTTAGAATATCTCCATATTCATAATCTTGCAATTTATTAACCTCCAAAGGTGGGAATTTCACCCACCAAATTAATCCTTCTCTACTAAATTACCACAACTAGGGCATATATCGTCTTGATTTTCAGAATCATAATCTATACAAGTTGAATGATAAATATTATCACAACTTATACATTTATATTTAGTTTCGTTATCATTGATTTTACCGCTACAACCGTCACAATATAACATTATTTTCCACCTCAATATTATCAAATTCATTTGTATCCTTTTCCATTTCTTCAAAATGTTTATGAAGAATTATTTTTAAATCTTTAAAATCTTGTCTTAATTCTTTAATAATATCTTTTAATTCTTCCAAATCTTGTTTATCCATTTAATTAACCTCCATTTTCACTCTTTCTAAATATATATTTTCTATAGTACAAAGACCTATTTGAATATTATAAAATCCTGGTCCTAATCTAAAAGTTATTTTTGCCATTATTCCGCCTACTTTCTTTAAATTCTTTTCTTGCTTTTTTTAGTGCTTTTTTTAAATTTTTTCTAAAATCCCAGCTATATTTTTTATCATTAATCATATTTAATACAAATTTATCAATATCAAATTCTTTCTTTGTAACTTTTTGTGCTATGATTTCCCCTTCATTATTTTTTACGACTGACAAATATCCGTTTTCTATTTTTTTATTAAATTCAAAATGTAAATCCATAATTTTAATTTCCTTTCCGGGGGATAATTCCCCCACACTCACAATAACTTATTGCTTTTTTTTAGAAAGCCTTTCTTCTTTTTTCTTTAATACACTAATTGTGTCTTCAGTAGAACTCTTCTCAAAGGACTCCATGAACTTGTTATAATCTGACATTAACCAATCTTCTTTTTTTGCTAAATTGTAACCTTTTAATACCCATTCGTCTAATTCTTTAATGTTAGCACCTTTATTTTTGGCTATTGCAAAATATCTTTTCAATTGTGCAGCTGTAACTTTTTTGCCACTGGTTGTATTAGGTTTGGGATTACTTGGAGTAGTAGGACCATTAGAATTAGGTTTATTTGGCTGTTTACCTTTAGTATTATCGTGGCTATCTGGGTCGTCGTCCTCATTGATTAATAATAAATCTTCTAATAATGATTTTTTTAAAAATGTTTTTGCAGATAATACCATTTGCGATAAATCCATTTTCTTTTTATTTCTATCAATGTAAATTTCGCCTGTAGCTGTATAGTCATGCATATTTTCAGATTTAAAGTCAATTAAATCTAAAGTTAAGGTGTATTTATCACCTTCAAGTTTTCCAGCCCCAAAAGTTATTATAAGGTTTAATTCTTTTAATAGTGGTTTTAATTCACTAAAAATATCTTGGATAGTCCTGTAGTTAAAATCAGCAAAAGTATTTCTACTAGATTTATTTACTTTAATTCTCTCTTGCATAATCGATATCTTTTCGTAAATACTTAAATTTTTTTCAGCCATTTTTTATCATTCTCCTTTTTTTATTAATTATTGAGTGGGACTATGCCCACATTTGAACATTTTTTCTGTAATTTTTTAATAAATAATTAGCCATTCCCCAGTAATTAAATGATTCTGAATCATAATAATGTTTAATATTAAGATCAATATTCATTTGTTTTACTAGATTTCTTTTTTCTTCACAAATTATTTTGTCATTATGATTTATATATTTTCTAATCCATTGAATAGCTCTATTTCTTAATAAAATTTCTTCTCTATTAGTTTTTTCACATTCCATATAATGTTTAATATTTATTCCTAATTGTAATCTGTAATTTAAAGAATTGTCTTCTTTAACCATAGCTTTGGTTAATCTATGGGCTTTATACATAATTGAACTTGTGATAACTGATCTTTTAATATTTTTCATAATATCGACTCCTTTAAATGTTTTTTTGTAGTAACTTGACTACAATTATATTATATGTGATTATTAATCACATGTCAATATTTTTTTCTGATTTATTTAAAATTTTTTCTGCATAAGGTTTACAAATTTTAACTGTATTCTTACATTGTTCTAAATTAAAATATCCAATGTGGGTATCTGGTACAGTTAAACCCATTTTTTCAGACAACCATTTATAAGCTTTTATTCTGGTACCTGATCTTTTATTTTTCCATAATGTATCAAAATATAAATGAGCTATACCTCGCCATTTTCTTAATTCTTTATTCGCTAAAGTTCCTAATGGTACACAAGTATTTTTATGAACCCCAACATAACTATCACAATTAGGATATTTAGAACAAATATAAATCATACCGTAACTTTTACCGTAAACCATTTTGCTATCTGCAAATATAACTTTTGCCCCACAATAGGGGCAAATTTCAGTATTTAGATTCATAATTTTTCAAATTCTCCTTTATTTTTCTTTATATAAAATTAATCAATAAAATCCTCACCTTTAAATATTAATTTAATATCATGAATTATAACACCGATTACAACCAATTCAGGTATTATAAAAGATACATATATCATTAATGTATTAACTCTTTTAGGTCCATAAATTTCTTTTATTTCTTCGGCTTTTTCTCTAGTTTCTTTTGAATCGTTTATAATTCCATTTATCATTATAAATATCCATGACACAATCAAACATAAAAATCTATAAAATATTACTTTCCAAAACATTTTTATTTTCCTCCTAACTAATTTTAAATTCCAACTTTATTATATTCACTTATTTTAAAATCAATATTAAATCTATATTGTTGACCAATTTTGAAATCTTTATATTTTCCGTTACAGTCAGCTATCTCAAAACTTCCAAAACTACCAAATAAAAAAGTATAAAAAGGTAAAAATCTGTTTGTTAATTCATGTTCTTTCATTTCAATTTTTACTAACATAGCAGTTGCAAAATTTTCATTATATTTTTTATTCATTATTTACCTCCCAACAAGGTAAATTTGAGATATGACTATCAAAACATATCTCAAAACATATTGATTTTTTTATACATGTGACAACATAATTTTGTTTACCACCTGGTGTAATTGTTCCTTTTGAAAATTTTTTATTATATTCACAATTTAAACATTTTAGCATTTAATCAGCTCCTTTAGTCAAATTATATGCTATTGTATATATAAATAAATTTACTATATAGATAGTGCAAAAAATTATAAACCTTGCTATTACACTATTTACATAAACTATATTTACTAAAACCATATATACAAGAAAACTAAACACTATTTCTAAACCTCTAATTTTTATTCTCATTTAATTAACCTCATTATTTTAAAATTCTACATAATCCACAATATTATTTTTGTGTCTTAGATTATGAAATACTGTTCTTAAATCCTCTAATTTTTCTAATAATTCTTCCAATTCATTATTAAAACATTTTAGCATTTAATTAATTCCTTTTTAAAATTTAGTATCATAAATTGATTTTATTATTCTAAGTGAATAATTTATAATCTCGTCCTCTGTCAAAATATTTAATTCTTTACCATATTTTAATTTATCATTTAAAATTTTTTTCATATCTTGTAATTTTAAAAATGTATCAAATGAGACTTTTATTTTATATTCTTCCATTTAAAAACCTCCTCAAAAGTCATATTTAAAGCTTCCATTATTTTTTTACAATCAGATTCATAAAAGTTAATCATACCTCCTATTTTTTTATAAAGTGTATTACGCTTTATACCTAATATTTGAGCCATTGATTTAGCTGTATAACCATTTTCATTAAATAATTTTAAAAAATATTTACTTCTATCCATTTAATAATCACTCCTTATAATTAATTAGGGGTTATATAACCCCTAATTATTAAAGTCCTTCGCTACCTTTTTCCGGTACGTCTTCGATTTTGTCTAATTTTTCATTATCATTCTTATTTTTTTCTTTGTACTTATTACCTGAACTATTTTTTTTAATTTTACCTTCTTTGATATCTTCTGGTAAAAAGTTAATATCATTCTTATCGTCTGGCATTGTTAAACCTCCTTTATTATTTGTAGTAACTTTACTATACTTATATTATATTTGATTATTAATCACATGTCAATAATTATTTTCCAATTAAACAAAAAAAATCAGTTATAAATTTATAACTGATTTTTTTGGTGTATGTACAAAGAATTAAAAGACTTATAAAAATTATATCATATTTATTTATAATCTTTATCTAGGTAACTTTTATAATTTTTTAAAATATGACATAGTTTACCAAAATCAATATTAGTTTTTTCTTCATAATCTTCTCCAGTAAACCAACCATTATCAAAACCATGTTTTAAAATACCTGTATAACCTTTATTTGTTGTTGCTTCCTTGACATATGATTTTGAAAAGTATTTACATATACCACGACATATGTCTTGAGCGGTTTCCTTTTGGAATTTTGCTGTTTTTAATAGTTCAGCTTCTTTTTTATTAGTCATAAACGCCGCCTCAACTAATATTGCTGTCATTTTAGTATTTTTTAGTACATAGAAATTTGCGGTTTTCACTCCACGATTATCTTGCTTTGTTCCTTTTAATAGTTCGGTTTGAACTAAAGTAGCTAATTTTTTCCCACTGGTACTACCGGGGTAGTAATATGTTTCTACTCCGTCAGCATTATTCCAGCCCGAACCATAAGCATTAGCATGAATTGAAACAAAAATGTCAGCATTGACATTATTTGCTCTATTACAGCGATCAGCTAAACTATTATCTGTAGTCATTGGACTACAATCTACATAACTAAATCCATTTCTTTTTAGTTCTGGAATTAAATACTTTTTGACCTTCTCATTAAAATAATTTTCCCTATATCCGTCCGGTGTTCTTTTCCCCGACGTTTCATAACCATGTCCGTCGTCAATCCCTATTTTCGCCATTTTCATTCCTCTTTCTTTAAATTATTTTTTCATACAATCGTCACATAAATTACTTTGACGATTAAAACAACGACCATGTACATAAACTATACCATTAGAATTATGAAATTTTCCATTACATATACATGTATCTAAATCATTTACTTTACCTGATTTCAAACATACCGGACATGTAAAAGAATTATTGTCGTTTAAATTTTTCTTATTATCTTTATTACCAAATAAACTCACGTTAACCTCCAAACCCAAAAGCTTTAGCTATACTCAAAACTAAAGTTCCAGCAGTTGTCAAAATTCCAATAACTGCACCACTTACAGCAGTTATTTTTTTAACTGTCCATTCATTTTTATTATTACAGTTGCTTCTATGTTCTTGGCATTGTTCTTTAGTAACTATGTTATCTAATTTTTCATTTACTTGCCTAAATCCTTCCCTTGTCTCGGTCCTTAAATTATCTATATTATTATTTATCATATTTATAATTTGTTCGTCTGCCACAATTATTCCTCATTTCTTATTATATATAATTTTTTCCTTTTAATTTAATCAATAAAACCCATGATAATTTAAATAATATTATCATAGGTTTATGAATTAATTAATTTAAAGGAGTATAGCAGTGAAGAGAATCGAACTCTTGATCTTCTAGGGTATGAGCCTAGTGCCTTTACCGCTTGGCCACACTGCAACATTTAATTTCGTCAGATATTATTGGAAAACTAGAAAGGATAACAACAAACCAATAATATCTGACTATCTATATAAACCTATTGATAATAGGCTATTACATATTACTTTTACCAGGTATAGGAACATTCTTATTTCTATTATTTTTAATTATATCAGATTGAATCAATTTTGATAATTCAGTTTGTTTTTTATTTAATAAAGTTTGCTTATTATTTAAAATTCTATAATTTTTCTCATAATTTTCTTTACCTGTATTATATTCTTCTGTATATTTACTTATCAATTCATTTCTATTCTTTTTTAATAATTCTAATTCAGAATAATTGGAATTTAAAATATTTTGCAATGCTTTTAAAACATTAATATCAACCGCACCAATTTTTATATCTTCAGGTATTTCTTTTTCCAAAATAAAATATATTAAAGAAACTATTTGCAAATCAATACTATTTTCATGTACCCTATCCAAAGACTTTTTACCTAAATCATTAATATCATTTAATGCACTGCTTAAAATTTCTATATCCTTTTTTAAACTATTAATATCTTGCTTTAATTTATCAACCATATATCTTTTTCTCCTTATTATTTTTTATTTTATTTTATTTATTAATAAATCCAAAATTAATTCAGTCATATTAGTATCATTATCAATACAATATTTTTGTATTTTAGATTTTAAATCTTTAGAAACTATTATAGTAATTCTACATTCAGAATTTTTTAAATTTTCACTGCTCATTTAAAACCCTCCTTGTAATATTATAATATTATAATATTAACATTGTGTCAATTAAAATACCGATCTTTTAAGACCGGTATTGTTTAATGTTTCCACCTGTAACTTATTACATTAAATTTAAGAGGACCGCAAGGAATCGAACCTTGACAATACCATTGTATAAGATAGCTAATCTTTGGATAATTCCAATATCCCAAGTCCTGCCACAACCTACTATACCCACCACCAACCACAACTTTATTATATTTGCTTAGGGCGTTTTAAAACGTTGTCAAAATCTTATGCCCTCAGAATAATTTTGTTTAAAGTCTAAAATTATTAAAAACGACTGTTTAATTCGTAATAAACTATAAACTTGTTTCCCTAAAGATTACTATTACATATCATATTATAATATTATAATATTAACATTTTATTGTCAAGTAGATATAATTTTAAAATCTTTTACATATTCAAATAAATTTATACCATATATAAAAAAATCCGTTCTATGTTTTATATTAAATTTATCTTCTAATTCAACAGCTATTAAACTATATTTATTATCTAATTTATCAATAGCATTTAAAAATTTATTTTTTTTATCTTCTAATTCTTTTAATTTAGCTTTTTTTTCTATAATTTTAGTATCTTTTGAATTATCCCTAAGACTTATTTGTCCTAATTCATTTTTTAATTTGTCTATATCATTGGCAACATTATTAAAAGCTTCTTGACCTCTTTTTAAATCAGCTACAATTTTATTTAAATTTATAATCAAGTTCATTTTATTAATTTCGTTTTCATTACAGTAAAATTCATATTTCATAATATACACTCCTATTCCCAAGGTAAGTTATTTTCAATTTTTAAATTATTTATATTTGCTTTCGGTTCTTTATCTTCTATATCTTTTAAATCTATATAATTTTTAGGAAATTTATTTGGTTCGGTAAATTGTTTACACTTTGAAATAAAATTTAATTTTAAACGTCCATGGTCCCCATATAACCTATTTTTTAAAATATGTAATACGCAACCTGGTATATCGTCGTCTTCTTCGTCTGTTCTTTGTATATTTAAAACAACGTCAGCTCTGTCAGTATTTTCTGAGCTTCCTGCAACGTCGTCGTTTTTAAAATCTGATATATTATTAGTTTTTTTAGGGTGTGCAACAAATATAACTGTAACACCAAAATCATTAGCGAATTGTTTGAATTTTCCTATAAATTCGCCTTGAGATTTATAATAATTATTTTGATTATCAAATTGATTTCTTGCTGTCATTAGGTTATCAACTAAGAATAATTTACAGTTATTACGCTTATAAGCATATTCAAATATTTTTAATATCGAGCCTTGATCTAGTCCTTTTCGTTCCAAAACTGTATTATCATAAAGGAATAATTTATTATCAATATGATTATTTAATTGGTTCCAATATTTATCTGGTACAACTTCAACTTGTTTTCCTCTAAATTCGTCGTATTCCATTCCTACATTTTCGCCTAAAATTTGAAGAAATAACCAATTTTTAATTTGTTCAGGACTTAATTCACCTGAATACATACAGCAATTAAAATTTGAATGTATAGCTTCAACAATTACTTGACTTGCAAATGTACTTTTCCCGTTTCCTCTTTTACCTGTCAAAATAACAAATTGTCCAGGCAACCAGCCACCAATTATTTTATTAACTGATTTAAATCCTGTATCAATTCTATTTTCTGTATCTATTTTAAATTTATCTATATCACTAAAATTCATTAAACCGTCAATTGACTGCAATTTAGCATTATCAATCAATTCTTTTAATTTTTCTTCATTTTCTCTATATAAGAATTCATTTATATCATTGTAAGGGTTTTTAATAACTTTAACCCTGTTTATTCCAAGTTTTATAACAGCTTCACTTATAAACTTTTCCCCTGGTTTATCATTATCACCAAGTATTATAAAGTATGGTACATTTTTTAATTCTTCCCAATGAAGGTCAATCCATTCCCAATTATTCGTACCAAATGGTATACTGGCAACATTTTTAAACCCAGATTGAAAAACACACATACAATCGATTTCACCTTCAGTAATTATTAATGGTTTATTAAAATCTATATTGTCATAATTAAATAATATAGGTTTTCCACCTTTTTCTTGCCAGGTTTTTAATTCGCCTTTTTTATTTTTTCGTGGTATTCTATATTTAATGCACACAAGTTTGTTTTTTTGATAGAAAGGAAAAATTATATTTCCTTTCTTATCTTTTTTTATATTAAAAGATCTTATTGTTTCTTTGTTTATTTTTCTTAACTGTAAATATTTATATGCTTTGCTGTTTTCTTTTATCAATTCGTAATTATCCTCAAATACTTTATACTCTTTTTGCTTTTTATTCTCCATTTTTTCCACCTTAAAATCATTATTTGAATTATAGTAATTATTATTGTCTCTTTTATATTCCACGCCAAAATGACTAAATAATTGTGAAATATGACCATATTCATTACATTTACCTCTTTGACAATAATATGTTTCCTTATCAGGATTTAAAAAGAATTTCCATTTATCGTTATGTTGCCCTCCATGGCAAAATGGGCATGTCTCAAACATTAATTCACTACCCTTTTCTTTATAATTCCCTAAATAATTTATAATATCGTTTATATTACTCATTGTATCAGTCCTTTCTATTTTTTTAATTTTTTTACCATGTCATACCATACTTTTTTATTCTATATTCGTCTATTTTTTCTTTATCACTTCTAGAATCTATATAAGATTTATATCCTTCACTAAAAAATGTTGAAGCATTTTGTTCGTTTCTCCAACCATTATTTATCTTAAGTTCAGGGTCTTTTAAATAATTATCTAAAGCATTTTCAACATTTTCTCTATCTGAATATATTTCTTTTAATTTTATTTTTTCCTTATGTTTATTATTAGGATATTTCTTTAAAACTGTATTAAACCATTTTTCCATTTCTTCATTTTTATTATTAACTTTCTTATCCACAGTTTTAACAGGTTTGTCCACAGGTTCTTTTATTTCTTTCTTTGGTTCTTCTATAATAAATAATTTATCTTCTTGTATATAAAAATCATAATGTGTGATTTTATTTCTTTTTTTTACCTTGGTTATTTTTACAGTAAATCTTGTATATTTATTAATTTCTTCCTCTATTGGTTTTATAATATAAGTATCTATATGAGAAGCTCTATAAGAATCTTTTATATTAAAAAACCATTTAAATTTTTCAACTGGCATATGATAATAACCGTTTTTAAGATTTCTATAAAGGGATATAATGTCATAAGCTTTAATACTAAAACTGCTTTTTAATCTTGATAATTCTATTAATTTGATTGGTGTAAAATTCATTTCTGGTTTTTTTAACAATTCACATAAATCATGTGATAATATAAAAATTGTTTTATCCCTTCTGATTTCAATTTGACTAATTATTGACAACATTGAAGCAGTTTCTTCCTTTTCGTTTTCTCTTAATGTAATATAGTGATTCATAGATTTTAATCTTTCTTTATATCTTTCATAAGATAAATCAATTTTACCCCCCAACATTAATTCTTTTATATCAACTGTATCAAAGACTATTTCTCTATTATCAATATTATTTTGTCTTAAATTATATGTATAATTACATAAAGCGTTATAAAATATCTTTGCTTCATATGGTTTAAAATCTTTTTTCGATTTTACTAACTTATTATCTAATAATAAATCTTTATCATTCATTTTTTAACCTCCAAACTTAATATGAATACATTATAAAATATAAATGCAAAAAAGTCAAATATATTTTTTTGCACTTCGTTGGATTCTTTTTGCACTTCGTTGGATTCTTTTTGCACTTAGTTGGTTTTTTATCCTTCTTCTTTGGATTTTTTTTGCACTTCTACGCTGAAATCGCAACTCGCTCTAAGCTTTGCCGACCCCTAAAAGGTATTTAAAAGGTATTTAAAAAGTATATAAAATATATAGTGTTTTTTAAAAAAATATTTTTAACTGTATAAAACCAAGTTTAGATTAGAGAAAAAATTAATACTCAAAGATAACAAATTGGTTATACAGTTAGTCGAAAAAACCGAACAACTGAATATAAAAAAATAACCCTAAAACAGAAATATTTTCAGCTTAAATATTTCAAACCGCTGCAAACCGCATTAACACTGAATTCTTGTTTTTGCTCATTTTATAGCCTATAAGTAACTAGAAATCAAGGTTTCGTATATATCAGCATTTATTTATAGCTTTTTTATTTCCTATAATGATTATTTGTAAGATAAAACAAAATAAAAACGCTACAAATTAGCATATGCAAATATATATATTAGTAGTAACTTGACTATATTTATATTGTAATGATATAATTAAGCAATAATAAATAAAGGAGTGATAATTTGAAATTATTAAGAAAAAATTATAATAAATCTGTTATTAGAAAATTATATCCTAAAAGAAAAGATAGAAATTCTATTTTATTTAATATTCCTTGGAAATTTGCCAAAAATAAAAATATGAATGCTGGGGATTATATACAAGTAATCGAAGTTGAAGAGGGTTTATTATTAAAAAAAGTTGATATGGAGGATTAACGAATGTATAAATATATATTGTTGATTATTGTTTTAACAGTAAATATATTATTTTGGATAAATACTTATATATCAATGAAAAAATATAGAAAAAATGTTATTAAAGTTTATAACCATATTACAAAAACAGACAAAATGAGCAAAGATCAATTATTAGAAGTTGAAAAAGTAGGTTCCAGGACGCAAGAAAAATTTTATAATCTTGAAAAATTAACAACTGAGCTTATACAAAAAATTAATAATGAAATGAATAATAATGAAGAATATCAGTTATATTTACTTAATAAATATAATAATGATTATCAATCATATTGTAATAAAAATAATGAAAATACAAAGGAGTTGTAAAAATTGAAAGAAAATCAAAAAAAAATGTATAAAAAAGATTTATTGTTTAGAACAATGCAAAGTATGACAAATATTACACCAGATAATGAACAAATTTTAAAAATTGAAGATTTAAGATTTGATTTTAAGAATTTAGCTGCTAAAATTATTAATTTAGGTATTGAAGAAAATTATTTAGAAGAATCAATAAAATCATTAGAACTTGCCATTTGTTGGGCTTTAAAATCAATGTTAGTTGGTGAAGAATTAAAAAATTTGGAGGATTAAAATATGGAAATAATAAAACAAAAAGAAATAATAATAGAGGAAATTGTAAATGATAATGGAAAAATTGAAATTACATTTCCGTCAACAGAAATTGATTCACAAAAAGTATCAGACGGATTACATACTTTTGGTGAATTGTATTACCATAGACTAATATTATTTTCGATAATATGTAACCAAAATAAAAATAATAGTTGGAAGAGTAAATTCCATAATGACGGTACAATGTATGAAGGATATTTTATAGTAGGTATTGACACTAAAAATGGTCAATATACGTACCATTATAAGCTCGAATACTGGAATTTATTTGAGGTTAAAATTTTGGAAAAAGCACCGGATTATGACGGTCATAAACCAGAAGACATAACAAGATTATTAAGTTTGTTTTAGAAAGGAAGCTTAGAAGTGTTTAATAAAATGTATTTAGAACGATTTTTTGATAAATATTTAGGTGGTCATATTAATATTGGTAAAAATATTACTTTATTTGGTCACAATGCCATGCACTGGGGAGGTCATATTTATACAAAAAAATTCGGTTATATTTGTTTTAGATTACCATTGCCAGAATTTAATTATAATAAACCATTTTTTATACCGCTTTATTTATATTTTAGCCCAAATGCCACGCCATGGGCTTGTACATTCGCACTTGGAAAAGAACATTGTAAATGTGATTATGATTTTGCTAAAGCAAAATTAAGAAAAGTTTATTTAGGACATAATTTCGATACTGATAAATATTATGGTAAATTAGAGCAAATAAATAATTTTTACCCTGATAATAAATTAACTCGAGAAGAATATTTCGAAGCTGAAAAAAGGTTTGGTGATTAAATGAGAAAAATTAAAATCCAAAAACAATTTTTCGATCAAGTAAAAAATTGTGAATATGATATTTGTAAGCAGTTAAATTTAACATTACCAGAATTTTATAATAAAGTATCAAATGGTAATTTAAATGTTTTTGAAATTGTAACTGTATTACATTATATGGATTTAAATTTTGAAAGTTTTATACAATATTATGATTGGGGGTAAAATTAATGAAATTAGACGATTTACATGTTAAATTATTTATAGACAGTTCAGAACTTGATAAAGTAATTGAAAAAGTGGATATTTTAAGGGAAAAATTAGAAAGTATAGGAATAGTATCAGATAAAATTAAAAATGAAATAATTGATAATTTAAATACAACTTATAAAAAGGACGGTATTAGATAATGAAACAAGATATATTTTTATATGTTAGCTATCAAGAAGGGTTACAAAAAAATATGTTTAATACATATCAACAAATAGAAGATTTTGAGATTGAAGTAAAATGTATTGAAAAACATAAATACAACATTGAAAAAATAGATTTTGATTTATTTACAGTTATCATAAAAATTAAAATTGATAAAAAAGAAGATATCAAAAAATATTATAAAAAAATTGATTTGGTCCCTTATGTAAAAATTAGACCATTTCAGGCAATAACAGAAAAAAGAGGTAATGATTGGAAAATTACAAATTTAGTAATTTCTTAAGTTGCTAAATTAAAATATTTGTACCTAGCAAAGTTATTTATTCTTTGCTAGGTACATTTTTTTTGCTAGATACAAATTTGCTAAGTATAAATATTGCTAGATATAAACTTGCTAAGTATAAATTTTAATCTAGCAATTATAATTGTTTTTTAATCTTGCTAATTAAAAAAATTGTACCTAGCAACATTATAAAACCGCCACTAATCAACATAAAACCATGTTTTGGTTCGCCTGTTTTTGGCAAAGTTTTATTATTAGCAACAATATTGCTAGATACAATTTCGTCGTTGCTAACTATAATATTTTCTGGTGAATTGCTAGGTATAATAGTTGGTTCTTGGGAAATAGTAGGTGTAATATTTCCTGTATTGCTAGGTTCAACTGTAATTATTTCAGTAGGTGTTGGACTTGGTGAATTAGTAATTATTTCAGTTGGTGTTGGTGTTACTTCTATTTCTGTCCTGGTAGTAGGAAAGTAAAACCAATAATATAATTCTCTGTAATCTCCTAATTCTTCATTAACTCTATCAACTTTTACAGTTATTCTATTTATACCTTTACGTAATAATTTTTCTTTATGACCTGTATAAACTAATGTTTCGTCAATATAATAATTCATATCAATTATTACATATGGATTTAAAGTAATAAGAGATTCACCAAGATTAATATTTTGATCGTCTAGGGTAACATTAATATCATATTCCGGTTGTTCTGATATCTGATCTATAGGTCTAATTTCGTCAAAAGTTGTATTATATTCATATACAGTTTCCCCATAAGATAAATTCACACCTAAAAATAAAACTATTAAGATAAGGCTAAAACTAAGTAATTTCTTCATATTTAAATATCTCCCTTTTATTTATTATTATATTATACTTCTTCAACTTCTTTATATTCAATATAAGAACCAACGCGAACATAAGCGGCATTGCTGCCGTCTGTATTCCTTTGGCTAAATAATAGTGTGATTGCTCCTCCGGTAGCTCCTCCCTTTACTAAAAATGAAAATCTAGCACTCCCATAATTAGGGTCTAATCCTATATACATAGCGTCGGAAAAATTACTATAAGTAGCACTTTTACCGTATTCATAAGCAGCTGGATTGGTACCACTTACAGACATTGACCGCATATGTATTTGCCCATATAATGTAACTGTACCAGTATTATCAAAATTAATAGTCATATCCGGGGTTTCACTCGCACAACTCACAATTAAATTAAAATCTACTTTATACATTTTATTAGCTTCAACTATCATTTGTAATTCACTATCAGTGGTAAAACTTGCTGAAGTAGTAGAACCTTGACTTGATTGTTTTACTACCACTTTAACAGTAGCAGCAGGTACATTTCCAATAACACCAATAACAACAAATTTATTTAAATATTTTATCATTAATACATTGCTACCGACTTTTATTCCAAATACATTTAACATTCTTACATTTATTGCGTCGTCAGAAGGTGATAATTTTACCTGTAAAGGGTCCAAACTAGTTACATTTCCAGTAAATAAAATTTCTTCAACTTCTTTATTAACTAAATATTTTATAGTATCTAATATATCAGACATATAGTTTAACCCTCCTTATTGTTGATTTCACATTTACACCAGTATTCAAAACATAAGATTGTTTAATTATTTTATAAATATAATCTAAATTTAAATCTGAATTTTTAAACCTATAAGCGTCACCTTGCCAAGGTATACCGTCGTCAAGTCTTGGAGTTACAAAAGCATGATTATAACTTACAGCTTCCTCAATTTCTAACATTTTCCTTAGTTCCCTACGCGCCCGCAAATCAACATAATCTTGTGTTACTGCTTCTGATTGGAATATTTGAGTAACATATCTCCCAATATTTGTATAACTGAAAGGGTGATCTTCTAGTCCTTCGTCTTCCATATCTAAAACAGCTTCTAACGGTTCAGTATCTTCTTGTAATTGATTAACAATCACTTTAACCCTGTTATATCCATTACTATAATCTATATCTAAATTTACATTATCTTCATATAATGAAGTATCATTATCAATAAATTCATGTGCTATATTTGGGGTAGGACTCCAAGGAATACCTTTATATACACCATTTCCATTAACCCATAGAGGATAATAATTAATCATATTCAACAAACTATTAATAATAAATAATTTGCTTCGTCCTACCTCATAACTAACGTCTTCGCCTAAAGTTTCGTCATTTGGTTCAATTTGATATTTTACCCAAGTACCAACTGTATCCAATAAATCTTCTATTGCTTCAACTACGTTAGTACCTTCTTCAAATGTTTGACTTACTATTGTCTTATCCTGATCTAATGCTTTTAATAAGTCATAACCTATAATAACCCTATTTACTAATCCACAATATGAGTTTTTATTAGGTGACAATAACATATAATGACCTAAAGGTATTTCGTAAGTTGTTCCATTTACAGTTAAACAATACCAAGGTTTTATTAAATCTTTAAGGTAATTAATTTCCGGTAAATGTTTAATTGTAAAATTGGCTCCGCTTATTATACTTTGCTCGAAATTTATATCAATATTAGCATTTTCAACATAGTCAGTGATAAACTGACTATGTTTATATATGCCACCTTGCAAAGTTAATAATTCAAATTTAAAAGTTTCTTGTCCTCCATTGTCAAAAATAGTAGACATTATTCCACACCACCGTTCAATCTAGTTATATTGGTATTAAATTGATATGCTTGTGTGTCTTTTATATCAAATTTAGAATTAGATAACATTGCATAAAACCAATTATTACGCCAATCTCTATAAAAAATATCACCAACATATTCTAAAATATAAATTAAATCAGATTTTTTACTATTAGGACAATCAGCACTAAAAACAAAATTATCATTTATATTATAACCTTGATATTTTATGGGATATGTTCTCCCTTTATATTGTTTTATAACTTCGTCTCGATTTATGGTTTCACTTAAAGTAATATCACCAACTAATCTAACAACATTAGAAAATCCGTCGCCACCATTAATAAAAAACATTCCAGTTAATAATACGTCTAAATCTTCTTCGTCTGAATTATTTACACTTGGAGTATCACTAACAGCTTGAACATAATAATTGTTATTCCCACCAATAGAAGGTATATAATCAGTAATACCAGTATTAATAGGAACTTCGTCTTGTATAAGTTCCCAGCTTCCTCCATTTATAGACCTGTAAACTCTGTTATAATCAGTATCAGCGTTGAGAGGGCCTATTTCTATAACTAAAACCGGCTCAAATCCTGTTATTGTACTATCGTAAAATTCGTCGTTGCTTCCGTCTGTGGTAGTTGGTACTATTGCCAAACCTTCATAATCTGTAATATTTTCGTCAGCTATATCTTGTAATAATGACTGTAAATCCCATGTTTCGGAATCACCGGCTGAATGTGTATGATCGTCGTAATCTGTACTATCTAAAGTCGGAATAGTTCCCCATGTAACACTAGTTTCGTCAAAGCTTGTTTTTATATAATTTACAGTTGAATCAATACCAGGGCTTAAAATTGCTTTTCTATATAATTGCAAACTAGCACTAACTATTGTTTTTCCAATAAAGAAGCTAAGATCAAAATCTAATAAAATATATTTTCTTGTTAAAGGGGGAAATGTGCCTTCTAATTGCAACTGGCCATTATCATTATAATTAGTTCCTGAATTATCGGAATCAATATATGTATCTTGTGTTGATTCTTCATTATAATCGACAATTACTTCGGGGTTACTAATATCAATATCAATACTTCCTTGATCTTCATTTAATGAAAGTTCAAAAGTTGGTTTGGTAGGTTGTAAAAATTCAGTTGTAAATTCTACTTCGTATTCTTCTGACCATAATCCATTTTCTTCTTGGACTTGCAAAGTAACTTTGTAATCAGTTTCATTTTCTAATATATAATCAAAAGTACATGTATCACTTTCACCATTACCAATAACACTACTAACTTGATTAGTTTCAAGCAATATGTCATTTTCGTCATATAATTTAGCTAAATATACAATTTGGTCGTAATCTTCTGTTTGTGTAAAATTCCAATCTAATTCTAATGTTGAATATCCATAATTTGAGACCGCCGTCGGGTCTGTAATTGTGGCTTCTGGTGTTGTAACTGTAGTAAAATATGCTTCTGAGGACCAATCGGATCCGGTGGCATAAGTTCCCCAAGTTTTTACTTGCCACTCATAATCTTCACCATTTGAAAATTCAGTACCGGATATAATAATATATTGATTTGTATTAGCTACTTCGTCGGCGTAAGTTGTCCAACTTCCAGCACCTACAATTCTATATTGTAAACTATATTTTGTTTGAGCTGTTCCGTCAGTTGGATTATGATTCCAGTAAAATATTTTATCATTATCAGCGTCAAAGAATGAACTATCAGGGTTTAAACCACTAGGAGCGTTTGGTGTTGCTAAAGTAGCAACTTCGTTGGACTCTGTATAACCAGAAAGTAGGGTAGGACTGTTATAAGTTCCTTCTTCGGCTTGTACTCTATATTGTCCATAAGTATAAGGACTTGTGTCTGTATATTCTACATTTCCAACTCCTACAGTGTCAACGTCTCCCCAGCTTCCCCAGGTTTCTCCTCCGTCTGTTGATTCTCTAGACTGTATTCTAAATAAATCTTCTTGATAACTATTATCTTCCCATGTAATTACAACATTTGAACCGTCACGAGTCGCAACAACATTTGTAGGTTTAGCCGGAGTTGTATGTATGTAACTAGTATATGAGTAAGAAGAATAACCAGCATAATTATAAGCTCTTATCCTATATCTATATTGTCTATTTGCTACAGTTGTTGTGTCCGTCCAACTATGGGAACCATTCGAGGTATAATCTGTGGTTATTGTCTTTTTTACATACCAATTTCCGCTTACATTGTCCCAGCGTTCTACATATTGAGTGTAAACCGGTCTATCACTTGAAGCGTTACGAGTCCATTCTACAGTCTGACTTGTATCGCTTACCCTTGTAACACTTGCACTAGTAGGGTCGTTGGGCTCAGCTATCATGAAAACACCAACATAAGGTTCGTCGTTACTATCTGTATTATAACCAGACATTGAGGATACATTTGGAAAACTGCTTGTATTAGTTTTCCTATAACCGTCCCCACTACCCAAGTCTGTTTCCATAATATGAGAGCCCGAAGGATTTCTATATAAGCCAACCCAAACACTAGAACCACTCATAACATGATAACTTACAGATTTCTCATAATTATATTGTGTTGATTCGTTACCGTCAGCCATGGTAAAACTACTAGATTGAGCAACAACAGAGCCACCATTCGGCCCCCAAGCTACTAGTCTAGCAGCAACCGCCCCTGAATAACCGGCTGCTTTTACATACAATTTTATAATAGCTGTTCCAGGAGTTAACCCAGATATTAAGGCACAATGTTGATTATATGTATTAAGTCCTGACCATGAATAACCAGCACCGCCACCGTTAGAATAGTGCCAACCCACGAAATCACTTCCTTTCTATATCCTATTTTTAAATGATTTTATACCTTTAAAAACCTCAATTACGTCATTAATTTCTTTTATATTTTTAGCGTCTATTATTATATCGCCAAGCATATTAATACTATTAATCTCATTAGTACTTTTATTTTTATTCATTAAACGAAACATTTTATCATTGTTTAACATTTCTTTACTTTTATTATTAGAATATATATCTGTATGTTTTGGAATATACATTATTTCAGGTCCTTTTTCTCCAACCCATGCAAAACGTCCAACTGGATTATTAATAATACCTTCAGCAAAACCCTTTATATTTGGTTTTTCCCCACCTTCAACCCAATTTTCCAAAGGATTGTATATACCTTCAATAAAAGATTTAATACCATTGGCTTTTTCTTTTGCCCAACTAAAAAAGTTTCCTATTGATTTTCTAGCATTATTTATTGAATCAATTATAGAACTTATTTTATTAATAATTTTACCTAATTCTTTGACCATTTTAGAACTATCAAAATCTTTAACTTTTTTAATTAAATCTTCTATAGATTTTCTTAAATCTTTTATTGAGCTTTTTGTATCTGAAGACATACCTTTTACACTATTTAATGAACCCTTATCACCTGTTACAAGATATCTTAATACAGGTATTAAAGTATCATTAATATAATCTCTAATAGCGACAAATTTTTCTCTTAATTGAATTAATTCTGTTCTTAAATTACCAGATTTAACTTTAACTTTTTCAATACCTTCTCCAGTAGCTAAATATTGAAGAGCTGGGACTAATGTTTCGACTATAAAATTCTTTATTTCTATCATTTTTGATCTTAATAACTGTAATCTATCCCTAGTTATTATAGCATTTTCACTTACTTTTCCTAACCCTTCACCACTAGCTAAAAATTGAAAAGCTGGTACTAGTGAAGTTTGAATAAATATCTGCAAGGCTTCAAATATACCTTTTAAACTACCAAATTTATCTATTAAATACCAAATACCTATTCCAGCCATTATTCCAGTTAAAAGAACAAAAGCACCACCTAATAATGTAATTGGAATTAATAATAAACCTAAACCAGATACTAAAGTAGTAATTAAAGTTATAATAGTTCCAAAAGCTGTTATAACACCACCAACAAGTATAATAAATCCACCAAATATTAAAGTTAATGGTCCCATTGCCGCAACTAATAAAGCAAATATAGAAACTGCTGTTTTTACCGGTCCTGATAATCCATTAAATTTTTCTACTAAACTAGTTATTATAGGAACTACTTTTTCAGATAAAAAGTCAAATAATGGTTTGGTTGCATTTCCTAAAAGTTCCATGAAGTTATCTTTTAATGTTGACAATCTACCTGATAAAGTCTTAGAACCTTCTTCCATACCTTTATAAAAACGACCGCCTTTACTAGTAGCGTCCTCTAAAGCTTGTTCAACTTCTTTAACACTAACTTTGCCTTTACTCATACGGTCCCTAACTTCTTCCATAGTTTCACCGGTACGCTCGATTATCTGTTCTAAAGGACTCCAACCGGCATTAATAAACTGTAATAAATCTTGGCCTTGTAATTTTCCGTTTGCCGACACCTGTCCCATTACTAAATTAAGGGCCTTAAATCTTTCTTTGTTTCCAAGACTTACGTCTCCTAATTTTGACATTATAGGTATAACTTTTTCTTGAGTTATTCCAAAATTTAACAATGTTTTAGTAGCGTCGGCTAATCCTGTAACTTCAAAAGGTGTCTCAGCTCCCATTTTTTTTAATTTAGCTGTCATTTTTATAGCTTCTTCTTCACTACCTAATAGAACCTTAAAATTAGACTGTAAATCTTCCATTGTCATATTATATTTAACACCAGCAGCAACAAGACCTAAGATTGGTACAGTTAAACCGGCGGTTAAACCTGCACCAACACCGGTTACAATTTTTCCCATGCCTTGTAAATTCTTACCTAAATTTTTAAATTGGGTTCCTAATCTATTTATTGTATTAAGTGTTTCACTTCCACCTCTTAAATTTATATTAAAAAATAAATCGGCTAAATTCATATATTCACCTCCTTACAGTTGTTTTACATTATCTATTTTTCTAACTGTAGTTTTAATATGGTGATTTTTAAATGCTGTATTTCTAGGCTGTCCTATTATTTCGTAAGTCTCACCTTGATAATTTACTCTATCACCTAAATTAATAGTAAAATCTGTGGTAAAAAATTTCCACCTGGTTTCAATTGTATCTTTACCGGCTACATTTATAATATTGTCTTGTCCGCTGCCCATATATCCTTTAATTTCAACTTCTTCTGAATAAGTAGGAATAGGAATACCTTTACTATTCTTAGCTTCCCCCGAAAATTTGAATTTATCACATGTTATATAAGGAATAGCCATTTTAAACCCTCCTTGTATAATTGAATAAATCTATTTTATATAAATATCTATAGTTATTTAATTGTTTCATAATTGACAAAGGAAAACCTTGGTAATTATCCTCATAAGTAATACTATAATCGTCTATATTTTCACTTTTAGCTCCAGGTGTTTTAGTATTATCTAATTCAGATATTAAAGTATTTATCATTTTGGAAGCTATTAATTTCAAAGGTTTAGGATAATCTAATCTTATTAAATATACAACATTATCGGCGGTTTCTTCTTTAACTGTATCAATATCATTCAATACTAAACTATCTGAATTTACAGTATCTATTGTAAAAGATTGATTATTTCTTTTTGATCTATAAATTCTTATACTATCACCTGATACTAAATTTTTATCACCAATACCGGTAAAAGTAATAGAATTAGAAGAATTAACAAAAGCTATTTCATTTGAAGAAAACCAGTCATACCTTTTATCAATAAAATCATTATTACAGTAATCACAAATTACTTGCTCTATTATTGGAATATTCATATCTATAAAAGTATCCCAGTCTGTATCAGTAATTTGTAATAAACTTTTAACTTCGGTTCTTGTAATTATCATAAATTAAATTTCACCTCTTCCATTTTTGAATGTTTTTTTAATTCAACTTTTTTATGTATTCTTTCTTCCTCAGATATTTTTTCTTTCCTGGTTAAGTTTGATTCTTCAGCTTTTTTTAATTTATTATTATAATATTGTTCAAAGCTTCCTTTATAACCACGTTCACAATCTAATAACCAAATTTTAAAAACTCTTTCTTTTATTATTTCTTTTTTATCTGCTGTTATATTTTCAATACATTTTAAATACAGCTTGAACCCGTCTATAAAAGGCAGGTTCATTATAAAAGTAACATAAGAAAAATCTTTATAGTACCTCATAATAGGCTCTATGTATTTTTCCTCTGTAAAATTTTCAATTACAAATTCATATTGATAAATTAAATTATCTATTATGTCAATTATAGTTATTTCTTTATCTGGTCCTTGTTCTCGATATTGTTCTTGTCCTGATTTTTTTTTACGCTTAATATTTGTAAAGAATCCATTATATTTTTAGGTATAGATTTTTTAATAATTTCAACTGTTATAGTTGCCTTTTCTTCATAAGTCATATTAACCAAATCTTCATTTGTTTTATTTAATGTTGATTTAATAATAGAATCTATTTCTTCTATACAATCGGCTATTTCTTCACATATATAAATAATTAAATCTCCCATTATTAAACCCGTATCTAATTCGGTATCAAAATTATTAATATCCTGATCTTTTAAATCAGCTTTTAAATCTTTTAAATAAGTTCTCAATTTTAATTTTTTTATTAATTTTGAAACTAATATCATATCTTTGCCTTTTAATTCTATGTTCATTTATAACACCCTTTCTTAATATTAGCTAGGTATTTCCTTCTGGATTACTAATGGTGGAGTTGTAGGAGCTGCATGAGTATAAAAACCTGTATATGTCATTTCGCTAACAACTTCGTCTTTTTCTTTAAATTCTAAACTAATATTATCAATATTTAATGCATTTAATATCTTTATTATATAATAATCACCGTCAGCTGTATATCCTTTGAAAGTCATGTTATCTAATACGTCAGCGGCGTCAAAGCTTGTATCAAAAGTAATTTCTTTATATGTTCCGTCTTGATCTGTTCCGTCGCTTACTGTTACATTAAGACCATAAGCAAAATTGGAATAATTTAATTTAAGAAAATTAATCATAAGCTTAGGAACGAATCTTGTTGTCCTCCTCATACCTTTAGTTGGTCCCATGGCTCCGACATATTCTATTTCTTTTTTTTCCCATTCTATTTCTAACTTAGAACCTCCACGAGTCGCACCAACCAAAGCTGAACCGGCTTCTTCATAATCTTTGTATACTTCACCTTCGCCAAGCATTAAATCGTTGGCTTTTTCTGGAACAGCTGGACTAAATACATTAGTAGGCATTTAATATCAACTCCTTTACGACGTATATTCTCTAAATTTAATGGGACACGTTAAACCCGAACCGTATTTATAATGTCCTGTAAATTGAGTTTCATGTACTACCTCGTCTTTGCTTTCAAATGCCAAAGAAATATTACCGTCATTTAAAACATTTTCCATAATTATTTTAAACATTTTCCCGTCAGTTTTTTGACCAACCAGAGTAATATTTTCTAAATAATCACTATCTGTAATTTCAAGATTTGGAGTAAATTCTTTGTAAGTTGTTTCATTGGTATATACAAAACCTGAGCCATTAACTGGAACTATCGCACTGTCAGACTGATCTTGAATAAGTTCTATTGTATCAACATAGAACTCGATAGCGTCGTTGGTTTCGTCTGGAACTTTAAAACTAATACCAGTAACAGCTGACCAACTAGCTGTTCCTTCTTCTGTGAAATCGTCTTTAGCAATATTAAAAGTTGTCCAGATATCAGCGGTTAAATCACTTGCTTCTATATCATACCAGTAATAATTGGTTTCGGTTTCATATGCGTCTTTATGTATTCTTAACTGTATACTATCTGTTCCCAGGATAGCTAACATAGCTGTAGTTATTTTAATTGCAAAACCTATATAATCGTTTCCGTCTGAGGTTTCACTATTATCAAATACAGAGAAATCAAGACTTTTTACATTATGAATTCCATGGCCAGTCTGGCCACTAGCAATAGAACATTTTGCCGATTGATCGCCTGTGTTAACTATTGTGGTTTCAGCTGCATAAGTACCGCCAGTATTACCCCAGTCTCCACTTGCCCATGTATCGTCAGATTCACAATTAGATATACTTTTTTTATTAAAATATTTTAAATATAAATTATTTAAAGTGATTCTACCTATTAAAGATTTATATCTTACTAATGGGACACCATTAATGTCTAAAGTAGGACCATAAGCACCGTAGAAAACTAACTCTTTTATGGTTCTTTCAATATCTACCTTGCAACTGTCACGAGTCGCGCCTAACAACAATTGACTTGGTGTTCCGTAATTTGCATAAGCTTTAAACTCACCCATAATCACGTCATTTGAAACCGGTATTACGGGATTGACTGCATTAATTGCCATGTAAAAATCACTCCCTTCATATTAATCAACCTGAACCAAATATCTTTGATAATAATGTGAAATATTCGGTTCGGGGTCTGGAATATCACGTTCAAAATCAATATAACATTTATAAAATCCCTCATTTTCGTCTTGTGTGCTATTATTTAGACCTATATATTCAGTTTCTCCAACTGTTCTACCATTTTTTATATCAATTGAAGCCTGTATAATATCGTCGTCGTCCGGTGAATCATTCCAATAATGTATATCTAGAATCCAGTCTTTTCTATGTCTAACATTATAGCTATTTGTAGAAAATCTAAATACAACATTTGGATAAACTTTATTACTTGTAGGAGATTTTTTATTATATACAGTTAAATCAGTTAAATTTTCAATTCTTGCTTTCATGTATTCAACCAGTTTATCTATTTCCATATTACCTTAATCCCCTTCCAAGATTTGAAATAACTATATTTCTTAATTGTGATTGGTAATTAAAAGCAGCTGGTCTAACAAATGGGTGTTCCGTCATTTTGGAAGTACCAAATTCTTGATAAATATTATATTCAACATTATAATTACCTACTTCAACTTTATCAGTTTTTACATAATATCTATTATTAGATTTCATAAACCCAGTGTCAACCGCTGCATGTTCGTCTAATTTACTTTTTGCAAATTCGCCAAGTTCAGTCAAAGTATTATTTATATTTCTTCTAAATGTTCTATTAAAAATATCAATCCTATTTGTTATTCTAACCACTTTTAACCACCTTCTAATCTATTTATTCACCGTCATTAAAAGAACTATCTGGCGTTCCATTTACAGTTACTTTATTATCAAGCACTCCAATACCAGCACTTTCTATAGGAGTAGCAGTTGCAGCAACAGCGACATAATTATCAACAATAAATATATTACCTGAAGAATTATTATCAATACCAATACCAGTAGCACCACCACCAACAGCGTCAATTTTGTTCTTTTCTATGTTAAAATTGTACGACGTCATATCATTATCAATTAAAATCCCTTTTGCTCCTGCACTTGTACCGGTCTTAATAAGATTCTCTCTTATATGGCCATTTATTACATATCTATCAGCGCCACCGTCGGCATAAATACCAGCCGTAATTGGATTTATGATTACACAATTTTCAATTCTAGAACCTTTTAAGCTATTAGCTTTAATTCCATACTGGCAATTTGTTCCGTCACATTCAATAACACAATTTTTTACCAAATTGTTATCACCATTATCAATTAAAATTCCCGGAATATCTTCTGAACAATAAACATGTAAATTTTGGAGACTATTGCCTGAACCTTGGATTAAAAGTGCGGCATTTGTAGTAATTGCCCCAGTATAATTAATAGATACTCCATAATCTTTACCAGGTACCGGACAACCCATACCAATTAAATGTAAATTATATCCAGCATACCATAATGATTCTTCGTTATAATGCCCAGGTGCAATAAATATGTAATTACATACGTCTTTAGTGGTTATTAAATCACCAGCACTGTCTTTCCTTGCTAAGTTTACAGCTGCCATAATAGTCTTTTTAGCGTTAAACCAATCTTTGCCAGAATTAGAATCTGATCCATTTATAGTATCAACAAAAAACTTTTTACCGTATAAATGGGCACCATTACCATTTACTAATTCTCTCATTGCTGCTTTTTCTGTTAAATAGGTTTCATATGCCATTTATAAATCACTCCTTAATTTAAAGTATATAATTTAATAAAATACATACATTTTTTTTTATGCTCTTCTGTCAATGCTCCTTTTAAACGTCGTTCCCATTTTCTTTTTAATGTTTCTGTCTCTATGTTAGGTAATATTAAATTTTCCAGTTCTTTTTTAGTTCTTTCCATAATTTATCAGTCCTCATATGGTGAACTTAACATTAAACTTTTTTCTGAATCGTCAATTAAGCGATAAGCTTTTTCAAATACTTCTTTAGGACTCCAACTTATATATGGTTCATTATCAGAACCAATTGGAGGATAAACAACAATATAACCTTTTATATTATTTCCTTCTTCTGATATTACAGCCTTATCTTTACCGTATTTTTTAATTCTATATTCGTTTAAAGTTGATAATTCAGCATTTATAATTTTAGCTCCGATATAACTATTCATTTATTCACACAACCTTTGTAACAAAATGCATACAGCGAACATGGAAAAGTCCATTATTCTTAGCTTCCTCAAGTTGCTGTAATGTTAAAATTTTATTTTCATATGGAATACATTTTTCGCAAGGCCTTGGGCTTTTAGATACTTTTACTTTTTCGTCAGGTCCTACAGTTTCCAAAACACTTAATCTTACTAATTCATTATTAAAATGTGTAGTACACATATTTGAATAAGTTTCTATATTCCACCTAGCTCCATTTTTAGCAATAAAACCGGTAATACCTCTTTCGGCATACTGGTCAATAATTCTTTGTTTTGCAATTGGGTCTTTAGTTGCTTTTAATAAGGATAAAGTTCTATTATAATCTTCCCTTGCAACTATATACATATTATTCATAGAAGCCATATAATCAGAAATCATTTTCTTAGCTTCCTTTGAATTACTTATTTTTTCGTAATTATCCTCAACAACTTTCAACAATGAATGATTGGTTAAATGTTTTCTAAATTGAAATTTCTTTTCCTGTTTTAAGTTTTCAATTGCCATGTCTGATACATTAGCATAATATCTTATAAGATTATCTAACATTTAACCAACCTTTCTATAAATATTCATTATTTAAGATTCAGCGTCAGCAACACAATGAATATAAACAGCGGATACTTTGTCATTAGGTACAAAACAATCATGCAACAATCTAAAACAGTAAAAGTTTGAATCATATTGATAAATATTTTCGGCTTTTACGACTTTTGGTACTTCATGTTTTTTAATACCCAAAATATATCTTTCAGAAACAATTGCAAAATTAATTGCATAACTATCTGTAGCGGCCGAAAATGAACCGTCTCCGGTTGAAGTTTCAAAATCAAAATCAGTATAAAATCTTGCACTAGGGACTTTTTTAACAGTCATTCCTTCATAAATTTCTATATTTCTTAATACATTAGTATTTCCGCTTCCTACGTCTCTAACATACTCAAATACACCAGATTCTTTCATTAATTTATGAACGGCACTACTTACGTATAATACGCGCCCCTCTTCTGGTACTTCGGCGTCAAATAACGTTTTTATTCCTTCGTCAATTGCGGCAATAACTGTATCATATGTTAGGTCGGCATTAACGTCAACGCCACAAGCTGACGATATAGCTTCAAATCTATAAGCGTCTACTTCAGGGGCGACGTGTAATCTTTGTACTTCACTACCTACACGCATTAATTCAAGTCCCAATTCAACCTCGTCAACAGCGTCAATTTGAAAATTTCTACCTCTATCTTGTGAAAAACTGTGACTATTCCAAGTTACAGCAATATCACCGGCAACATACCCGTTTGTCCTTGAATAACTAGATAAACCGTCTATTGTAGTACTTCTGATATAAACTGTCTTATTATCGACCTCAGAAGGTTTAAAAGTTCCTGGTCTTGCGTCTAAATTGCTCGTAACACTTGCCATTTTAAACGCACCTTCAAGTCTATCATTATATTCTTTTATATAACTTGCAGGATATGAAAAACTATGAGCCATAAAAACTCACTCCTTACTCTATGTTATTATTTTTATATTTTTATTCTTTCCAACTTGTTTTATAATTCGGGGAAAATCAGGACCATAAACATAAATTCCAACTTTAAATAAACATTGTGTCCTGGTAGCACCAAATTTTGGTTTAAATAATTTTATTTCAATAGTCAAATATTTATATTGTTCTCCTAATTCTTGTTTTAATTTGTCCTTAGCTTCCTTTACAATTATTTTTTTATCTTGAACAAATTTTTTAGCATACTCCGGTTCTTCGTGTCCTTGAGAATTTCTAATAAATTTTCCAGTCGGCACTAATAAACTTCCTGGAATATTACCTAAATCATAAAATTTACACACGCCACCTTGGATTCTTTCTTTGTCGGCATGTTCAGTAATATTTAAAATTTCACATACTTTATCTTTTAAAGTTTTGGTCTTTCTAGTTGTCTTTTTTGTTGGTTTCTTAGCTTCCTCAGTTTTATTTTCTTCAACAGTTGTGTTTATATTTTTAGCTTCGTCAGCCATATTTTTACACCTCTTTCTTTATATTATTAAATCTAGTCTAAATATTCCTTAGCTTTGGCAGCCCAATCAATATTATTAAATTCTTCGTTATTGTCAAGATTATTATTACCTGTATTAACATTATTGGTACTTTTCTTAGTTTCGAACATATCAGAATAATCTTTTTTCAAAGTTTCTAATTGAGAATCAAA